TCTGCAGGCATTTATGTCTTTCTTCCTGCTGCTACAGTAACAACGACCATATTTTACGGATAGGGCTGCATTATGACCATGCAAACTGATGTCCTGTCCTGCCACGCAACAACGTCCAAGGTTGTTACTACTAGCCGTGTGCGCCTCAAAGCAATCACGGTATCCCCTGCTACGGCTTCATTGCGTAGTTCGGCTGTGGCTGACCCTACTGTATCCAAGACGGGCACATATGCTCGAACTGCAGCTAGTACCACTGTTACGGTAACAATTACGGCGCATGGGCTAGAAACAGGCGATAGAGTCTTTATGGACTTTACCACTGGCACAGCAGTGGATGGGGTTTACGCAATTACCAAGACCAACGCAAATTTTTTTACTTTAACAACCGCTGCATCGACAGCAACTAGCGGAGCAGTAACCTTTTACAGCAGCATTTTGTTGGAACTTGCTACGTACAACATTGTTGGTTTACCCATTAAGATTCCCGGCGAAGGTATACTTTGCAATAACGGCATTTTTGTAGGTGTTGGTGGTTCTGTTTCTGCTACGGTGTTTTATGGCTGATAAGAGCTTTGATCTTGTGGGGCGCAAACTCATGGTTGCGATCCCCTGCTATGACGGCAGGCTGAATATCAAGACGGCGTTTGCTTTGGCGGCGCTCGTCCCTAAACTGGACAAGATGGGTGTCCAGATTCAGCTTGCGCATTTGTCAGGGTGCTCGATCATTACCAAGGCGCGTAACGCGCTAGTTACTAGATTCATGGATTCGGATTGCACTGATCTGCTGTTTGTGGATTCGGATGTCATCATTACTCCTGAAGACGTAATTCGTTTGTTGGCCCTGAGCGGTGGCAAAGACATTACTGCCGGCTCATACCCACGTCGCGCTGACGACCGTAAATTCTTTCTCGACTTCTACCTAAACGAAGATGGCGAGTTAGAGTTCGACAACAATGGTTTGATGCGTGTAAAAAATGTAGCTACAGGTTTTATGATGATCCAGCGCCATGTGCTGGAAACCATGATTACCAACCACCCCGAGTGGAAGTACTACAACAACGTGGACGACATACACGAGTCTGCCGTATTTGATTTTGCTATCGTTGACGGTAACTACATCGGAGAAGATTACCTGTTCTGCCAACGTGCTCGCGCTGAAGGTTTTACAGTATTCCTTGACACCGACATCAGCCTACCGCACGTTGGCACCACAGAGTTTTACCGTAACTTTGCTGAAGATGCTATGAAGCCCTTGATGGCCGATCATGGTAAGAAGCGTTTAAAGGTAGCAAATGGCTAAGAAAACCCCATCCCTTGCAGTAGGTCGCGGCGAGAAGCTGCCGGTCTCTAAGGGGGCTGGACTGACTGCCAAAGGCCGTGCTAAGTACAACGCGGCTACAGGGTCAAACCTCAAAGCGCCACAGCCACAAGGCGGTGCACGTAAGAAGTCATTCTGCGCCCGTATGTCTGGTATGCCCGGTCCAATGAAAGATGAAAAGGGTCAGCCTACTCGTAAGGCTGCTTCACTAGCAAGATGGAAATGCTGATATGGCTGAATTTAAATCAGTTATGGATAAATACCCGGCTTATGGGTCTGCTGCGTGGAAACGTAAAATGGAGCAAGAGCAGGCTATTCAACCAGATACTACTCTGGAAGAGTTAGCAATTGGTCTCCCCCGCGCTGGGATAGCGGCAGCAAAAGGGTTGGCTACACGGGCAGCGCCAGCTAGTAAATATCACCCCACGGTACAAAAAGCGATAGATGAGGGGCGGATGCCCGAATCAATGGGTGAATTTATGAGCGGTTACGTACGTGCCAAAGGCAACCCAGAAATTGGGACTGGGGGCTATGGTAGCGATGGAGCCTCAGAAAAGATGGCAAACTACCTTAAAAATATGCGTTCAGGTAAAGAAGCAACGCCAAAAGGATATTCACTTACTGGCGCTCCTAAAGGCTATAAAGCGCCTCCACGAAACGCAGAACCTGTACATTACAGCGTAGAAGAACTTAGAAATTTGCCTGAGGACTGGTCGCTCTTCAAGAAAGGTGGCAAAGTTTCAGGTGCTTCCAAACGTGCAGATGGTATTGCCCAACGTGGCAAAACTCGTGGAAAGATGTGCTGATATGACCTCACCAGAAATACAAACCGCAAGAGAACTTGCCACACACGCGGCGGACATTACCCATCTCCAAGAAGACATGGACAAGATGGCTAAAGACATGGCGGAGATCAAAGTTACGCTTAATAGCATCAGCAACACACTTGCGGAAGCCAAGGGTGGCTGGAAAGTGCTCATGATGTTTGGCGGTGCAGGTGGCTTGGTAGGCGCAATGCTGACCCAGATCATCCACGCAATCCCCGGGGGCAAGTGATGCCCGCATTCAGTAACGCCGACAAAGGCATAAATTTTTAAAAGGTGGTGATATGGCTTCTAAAATGAACCCCGGCTTCATGGCAATGATGGCCAAGAAAAAAGACGGTAAAGCTGAAGGTGGTAAAGCCGACATGAAACAAGACAAATCCATGATGCAGAAGGCTGTGAACAAACACGAAGGCCGTTTGCACAAAGGCGCGTCTATGACCAAACTGGCTAAAGGCGGCGGTATCGAAACCAAGGGTAAAACCAAAGGTAAACAAATCGTAATGAAGAAAGGTGGGCAGTGCTAATGGCTACATCAGAATTTGGTTCCGCGTTTGCTGCTGCTCGTAGAGCGGGAGATAAAACGTTTGAGTTCAACGGTAAAAAATATACTACCGAAACCGCTGAAGAGACGGGCGCAGCAAAGAAAGCTGCTCGTAACTCTGGTATGCGTAAACAGAGCGATATGATTTCTGCCCTTCAAAGCGCAGAACGTAATGCATCAGACGAAACTTCTCCTTTGGCGCGTCAAAAAATTGCAGAAGCGGCCAAAGCTGCGCGTGATAGATACGCAAATGCAGACTCTGAAGAATCAATGAGTGGATACAAATCCCGTTATACACCCGCAGGCATGGCCCCAAAAACCACAGCAGGCGCGCGTCCATCTTCTCCAGCCCCATACCAAAGCATGCTTTCTGAAGAAGATCAAGGCATGAAACGTGGCGGGAAAATTAAAAAGATGGCTTCAGGTGGATCGGTTTCTGCTTCCCGCCGTGCAGACGGTATTGCCATTAAAGGCAAAACTCGTGGAAAGATGTGCTAATCATGGCTACTACTAGACCTACATTCTCTGAAGATCAAGATATGGGTGACGTGTCTCCAGCCGATGTGGCTGAAGCAAAGAAACGTACCAAAGCACAGGCAGCTTACGATGCTGCAGATCAAACTCCACCTTCAAAAAGCAGTGATGCTCGCGCACTTGTGCGTGGTCAACGCGGCTACGCTAAAGGTGGATCGATCCGTGGAGGTGGCATCGAGTCCCGTGGGAAGACTAAGGGCAAGATGATTACCATGTGCGGCGGTGGCATGGCAAAGGGTAAAAAGTGATTGCCAGCCGTGGCATGGGTGCCGTAAACCCCTCTAAAATGCCTAAAGGTGTGAAGAAGGCCCGTCGGGATGACACCGACTTCACACAATACGCCGAAGGTGGTAAGGTTGGCTTGTACGCAAACATCAACGCAAAGCGAAAGCGCGGAGATAAAATGCGTAAAAAAGGCGCTAAGGGCGCACCTACCGAGCAAGCGTTTATCAACTCTGCAAAAACGGCTAAATAATGGCAACCTCCGGCACCTCCTCGTTTAACCTAGACCTCACAGAAATTGTTGAGGAGGCGTTTGAACGTGCGGGTTCGGAGCTGCGTTCCGGCTACGATTTGCGTACAGCGCGCCGCTCATTGAACCTGATGTTCGCAGAGTGGGCGAACCGCGGTATTAACATGTGGACGTTCGAGCAAGGGACCATTAATTTGGTTCCCGGTCAAGCCACTTACGCGCTTCCAGTGGATACGGTTGATCTGTTGGAGCACGTTGTTCGCACAGGCGCTGGCAATGTATCTACACAGGCCGACCTGACTATTTCGCGTATCAGCGTATCTACCTACGCCACAATCCCAAACAAACTCTCTCAAGCCCGACCCATCCAAGTATGGTTCCAACGGCTTGACGGCGAGCGCTCAGCCATAGGAACCACCCTTGCAAGCACCATAACGGCCACAGACACGACGATAACGCTCGCGTCAACAGTTGGCCTAGGCACAGCGGGTTTTGTTCTTATTGATGGCGAAACTATAAATTACGGGTCAGTCTCAGGGAATCAGCTTTTGTACTGCTCACGCGGGCAGGCAAACACTACGGCTGCTACCCATACCGCAGGAGCATCCGTATACCCACAAAACTTGCCATCGGTGACCGTATGGCCTGTGCCAGATACCAGCACTGATT